CGCGATAGTAACCGCTGCGGTGCCGTCATTCGCGTTCAGGTTTGTGGTCTGAACAGTCGGCGTTGTAACAGATGTTGTAACAGTAACCGCAGCGGGTAGACCAACCGTAAGAGTCTGCCCTGACGCAGAAGTTTCGATCTCGTTAGACGTACCTGCAATAGTAAATGTCTGACTATCTAGGTCAACAGAGCCTGTGCCAGAATCCCCACCAAAATCAAGGTCTTGCGCTGTAACTTGTGCGTCTACATACGCCTTAATTGACTGCTGTGTAGCCAAGGCTGTCGCGCTGTCAGATACTAGATCATCTTCGTCTAGGATAGATGTAACTTCGATGCTTGTAACCGCAGTGCCAAGTTTCAACGAAGACATGCTTGTTACGGCTTCGACTACATTTGTGCCATCACAGAACACGAACATTGTTTGCCCATCGGCAATATCGACGCCTGTACCTGCAGAAGTCTTGATTGTTACCTTCTGACCTGCATCGTTTTTACAGATGTAGATTTTAGCCGCTGTAGGACACACAACCGTAGCATCGCCTGTTAGAGCAGTGCCTGTATCTGTAAACTCAAGCATAGCACAGCGAGACTCAGATGTAGTACCATCTGCGCTTGTTAGCGTATGCGAGTTAGTTGTCCACGTGTTGATTACCGCACGGCCTGCAATGGCTTCTTCCACCATCGACGTGATGTTGTCGTTAACGACGTCACCCCATGTACCAGAAAGTTCGCCCTGCACTGGCAGAGCAAGTTTAAGTATCGAAGTATATGCTGTTGCCATGTTATCCTCACGCGGCTATCAGTTGCTGTTTCAGGTACACAATCAGGCGGCTATGTCAGTCCAGTCTGGAGTTTGTGCACTAGGCGAAGTTTCCCATTCGGGAGTTTGTGAATCGGTTATGGCCTGCCAATTAGGTGTTTGGTCATCATCAACCTCACCCCACACATTAACAACACCAATAATTCCTGTCGCAGCAAGACCTGTCACAGACACGTCCGCGTTAGCTGATACCGTTACATTACCAAGTTCTGCGTTTCCTTGCAATCCCGTAACTGGAATTGTAGCTCCAAGAGCAATAAACACATCACCTATTACACCATCGGCCTCTACACCTGTGGGTTCTGCAGTAGCGCCCCCTGTGGCGGTTACATCACCTACATCACCTACGGCTTCAACACCTGTGACGGGAACATTAGCGTCAGCCGATACGATAATACCGTCTTTTGCTGCGTTAATTATATCAGTGGAACCATTTGTCCCATCAAAATGAAGTAATACTGTGGTGTCAGTATCTAATGAAAAGGCCGCTGTTGGTTCAGTGAAAGACGTGCCCCCATAACGAGCAACAGTAGACAACCGTGTTTCATCAATATATCCGTTAAAATCACCAAACCCGTTCCTTCCAACAGCAAAAATGCCATCATCTGGGCGGTTTCCAGTAGAACTTGATGCCTCTAACACCCCATTGATGTAAAGCCTGTGAACACTCCCTTCTCTTTCAACAGAGATCATAGTCCAGACGTTCGCGGAAATTCTGGTACTAGATAAGAAGAGTGTTGTTGACCCTGCAACAGTGCCTTGAACCTGATCTCCAATCAAATACACATTAAGCAGAGAGCTTGTACCTGACTGCCACAAACCTTTGTAACCTGTCACACTTGTCGGACGAATCCACATATCTACTGTGAAATCACCGGAACTTAGGTCAATGTTTTCGTCAGAGGTTACAAAGTCATCTGTACCATCAAGCAGTAGTGAAGCAGAACCAAACTTAGCTTGGGCTGTTGAAAGCTGGGCAGCACCATCCGCCGTAAATGCAGGGCCATCATAATTTACTGTAGTAGCACCTACTGCTTCTACACCTGTTGGGAAGATGTTAGCCGTTCCAGTTACAGTAACGTCGTCAATTATACCGTCAGCTTCTACACCATCAGGCGACACTTCTGCGGCGGCGGTAACTGTGACTGTACCTATATGGCCTACTGCGCTTACAGCTTGAACGAGTACGTCTGCTTCAGCGTCAATACCAACATTATTTATGTGTCCTACGGCTTCTACGCCTGTAACAACTACATTGGCTTCTGCATCTACGGATACAGTACCTACAGCGGCATTAGCTGCTACGCCATCAACGTAGACAATAGTTAGGTCAGTGCCCCAAGCCGTTTGGCCCCAAGCACCTGAACCCCAGCCTATGTATTCTACTGAAGACGGCATTTAGCCCTCTTATGGCGTAGCGATACGTACAATAGCGTTTGTAGCATCCGCTGTTGGGAATTGAACTTGGAAGTCACCCGCAGTAGAAGTTTTGTCTGCACCGAAATCCAGAACTGCAACCGCTGGATCAGTCACGCCGTCTGCTTTGTAGATCAACGCCCCACGAGCAGTGATTGTAGCATCAGTCCATGTCGTATTTGAGAAACCTAAATAAGCCGTAGTACCGCTTCCACCATCAGTTGGGTTCGTAGATATAACCAGTGTATTACCACCTGCTGTATACCCTGTACCTGTAACTTCATTAGTCGTTGAGTACGCAGTTGTAGATGCGTCTAACGTAGCCGCCGAAGTGAACAACGCAATTTTAAATACTTGAGATGTGTCACTACTAAAGTCCATCTCGCCGTTTAGCAGAGCGACCTTAAAAGATGTACACATAGCCTGTGTGATAGCCATTTTAGTCTCCTTAACTTACTTCTGCTCTGAACTGTCCAGAGCGGTATGTATCTTCACGTAATTTACCATCACCGAGCGTTTTAAGCAAAGCGATAGATTGCAGGTACATCTTTTCATAGTTCTGAATGATGTCCGGTTCGCCCTTCATGAATCGTATCGCTTCGATAAGCGCACCGTTAAGTAGAGCAGAATCAAATTCGTCCCCAAGCCATGTAGTACCCGCTGTAACTATAGACTGCGGATAATAACCATAGTGTAGCTCCATTGTGTAGGAATTATCTGGAGTAGGTCCGAGTATGAAGGAGTTGTCATCAAAGAAAGCATAATGCTTTGGTAATCCTTCTGACGTAGGGTTAGGATACGCCTCACGCATGAAGTTGACATCTTTGTTAAGAAGATAGTGGTACACACCATCGTTATCTACTACAGCAAGGCTGTAGCTGTACAAAAAGTCACTTGGAGACGACAAGTATTTATTACTTGCTGTTAGAGTTCCCGTCACGTTTCTACGCAGTGCAGGTATCTGCACCGTGTTATAGATTTTTTGCTCAGCCTGCTGTGTAAACATAGCGAGCTGATCGTCTGTGAAAGAGTTCTCACAGATGTCTTCAATGTTAGTTTTCAGCTCGGTATAGTTCATATCTTACGCCATTGGCCCCCGTGCATACAAACCTTTAGTCGCCGCACCTGTGCCACGTACTTTAGTGCCTTTTGTGCTTTTAGCGGGTTTCTTAGGGGCTTTAACTTTACCCCCAGCTTTCATTTTACGAGTTCCGCAATTAGACATATCTGCCTCCTACGTTGTTGTTACAGTTACAGTTCCTAGATACGCTACACCTACGAGGTTATTATCTAGTAAACCTAATGGGTCATTTAATCCTACAGGATTCCACCCATATTGAAAGTCTCTTGACTCTGCGAGTTCGGCGGTGTCAGGGCGTGGGTCACGCAGTGCTTGAGGATCGTGCACGGGAAACTCACCTAGTTTCAACTGTGGGTGGTCTGGGTCCCAACACTCTTCACATGCTTTGATGTTTGTTACTCGCCCCTTAACGATAGTAGTACGGAGTTCACGAAGTTTATACTGAAACCCGCAAACATCGCATATACCTAACGCATTTTGTGAAGAGGCAAACTGAACCGACATTCTAAATCCTCGCTATCCGAGGCACAAAGCGTGCAGGGGTTTTCTCACGATCTTCTTGAGAGGCCAACAAGAACTGCTCTTCGTAGTCTTGTTTCAGTAACTGTGCACGCTGAGCAAGCTCTGGGACCTTCATAGATATATAGTAAGCCAACCCTGCTACCAAACACGGTAAGAAGCGGAACGTCATGTCTGAGGTTTCTACTCCTGCACCTGCGTCTTCGATACGACGCATACGCCAGTATTTTAACGTATAGTTGTTGCTGTCTGGCACAGGCCAAACTTTGAACTTGGGGTTATCCCGCAAACGCTCGATCCATATTTGGATAGGACGCCCAGTGTTGTTTTTGTTCGGTATAGAAGCGTAGGTACTGACACTGATACGCGATATAGTAAGGTCTTGCTGGTTTGTACCAGTACCTGTCCGTATAACATGTTCCATCAAGTCGATGGTGTCAGCGGGCAAGTCATACTCAACGGTGCCAGACGTCAGGCTTACTTCGCCTTCGTCAATAGTCCACATGTTTATGCCACGGTTCTGCCACTCAATCATCAACAAGTTCATAGACCGACGCGCTGTACGCAGGTCGTATCCAGAGCGCATCTCGCTCCCTGCACGTTCCCACGCCTCTTCAGCGATTTCGGTAAAGTCCATGTTGAATGATGTAGTGCCTGACGTAGCCATGTTTACTTACCTTTAAAATACGCTTTGATTTCGGCTATGAGTTTGGCTTTTGACTTGCGTCGATCCAATTCAATACCTTCTTCACGCATAAACGCTTCAAGCTCTAACTTAGACATGTCATCATACTTAGGCTTTTTAGGAGAGGCCGCAGGCTTAACACCCATAGATTTCAATTTAGCTTCTGCTTGAGCTTTAGTCATCAAGTCAAAAACTTTAACATCATGCGTACCATCGGCATTCTTTGTGCCTATTTGGTACACTGGTTCACCTGAAGAGAACCTGCCGTTCTGGAAGATTTCCATTACGTCTTCCTTTTCCGTTTGGCTGGAGACACTCTACGTGGTTTACCCGCAGGTTGCCCCAGACGTTTCTTTTCAGCGATCTTTTTGCGCTTCTCCGAAGAACTCATCTCGCCACTCGTTTTAGGAGTTTTGCTAGACACTTTCTTTGTCGGACGACAGTACGGTGTGCCCCGCTTTTCTCCTGCTTTGCGTCCGCAAGCCTTACCAGTACGCACATCCTTCCAGTCCTCTTTGAACCATCGTTTTAGTGCTGCACCTTTTGCGGTCTTGCGAACTGCCATTATTTACTTCCTTTGTTGCCCCAGTTCTTTGCGCCCTTCTTACGACACGACGCGATAGCTCCTGAAGCATACGCAGATGGAAACACCTTATACCGTGATTTTACTTTGTGGTAGCAGGCATCTTTGACAGAGCCGCCTTTTTTGTACCCTTTACTACAAGAGTCACAGCCACAACTAGAACCACGGTAATATCTACGCATTGTTACCTCATTTGGCAGGCGCGTACGCCCTTTTGTGCAATACCTGCACCGCGCACTTTACCGCCAGCTTTCATCTTTTTGACTTTGCCGCCGTACGCCATGTTCATACCGCCACCACGGTTCATCTTTTCCTGCATCATTAGTTCGATGTCGCCTTGTTCTGCTCTTGGAGACACGTCTACTTCTGCTTCAGGACGCATACGAGGACGCGGTGATGTTGCATTAGGGCGTTTCATAGGTGCCTTGGGACGCAAGCGAGGGCGTGGACTGCTATCTCTACCACTTGCCATTGCTCCACCTACAGCCTCGTCGATGGCTTTTTTACGTTTTGGGTTACGACCACCCATCATGTTACGACCTTTCATAGCCATCTTATGATCCTTTCATTTTTACAATTTTACAGGGGCGAACTGCACCGCCGCGAACCATTCCGCAGCCGCGAACTTTGCCGCCAGACTTCATTCTCTGCGCTCTACCACGGAAATCATCTTTAGCCATACCACCACGAACTCCACCGCCTCGACCACCAGCGTTATCAAACATGCCCATCTCTCTTAGAGCGTCTTGATATTTCTCGTCTTGCTTCCTGCCACGACGGTTTTCTATAGCTTTAGCGGTCATCATTATCGGGCTTGGCGCTAAATCCGTAGCGGGTATATCGACTCTTCTATTCTTTGGTCTTTTAGCCATAATCATTACCTCATTTTACAGGCGCGAACGCCTTTTTGTGCAATACCTGCGCCTCGTACTTTACCGCCACGCTTCATGCCTTTATGTTCAGAGTCTTTCATCATAGTACCGTCTGGCATCTTATGATATCCGACTTTGCCACCTGCTTTAAATACGCCACGCCCTTTTAGGACATCCGCCTGAGTGATTTTGCCATCACCCGTCAAATCCGGCATACCGCCTTTTTTATAGCCTTGTGCTGGTTTTTTCATAAACTTTTTTGCAACCTCTTTAGGTATACCCATATCTGGGTCGTTATATGCCATCGCCATGTAGCGGCGTTGTTTCTCAGACTTAGCAGGCATCCTGTCCCCCGTTAACTGCGTACGCATTTGAGTACGTGCAATAGCCATCTAGCAATTCCATTTCCGTAAACTCTTATTTATACGACTGTTAGGGTCGTTCTTTGTCTTTGCACTGGTAAGTTTTTTCTTCATACCAGACATACGGGCGCAGAACGACTTACGGCGGTTAGCAGCTTTAGAACCCTTCTTGAGCTTACTAGGCTTAGTCGTAACGGCTGTTTTTAGCTTACTGCCGGGATTTTGACGGCGGTAGCTAGCCACGCCTTTAGCGTTAAGCCCACCAGACTCGCTTTTACCTTCTTTACGCTGCCAAGCGGGGGATTTTACGCCCCCACCCTTTTTATAGTAAGCCCGCATAACATCACCTAGCTATAGAAGAAGGTCATGGCGGTGATATTTGTTGCCACAGACACATATACGTCTGAAGAACAACGAATACCGTCATCAGGAATGTTAATTGAGTGAGAGTCAGACGCTAGAAAGTCAATATCTAGCACTGTAGAGCCTCCGTTACCATCGGTAACTGTAAGACGCCCTGCACCTGCACCCGTTAACACTTGTACCTGACGAATCCTAGCTGGACCTACTGCTAAAGAGCCTGTAGCCGCAACACGTTTTGTGAGTACATCAGACGACATAGATCACCTCCTTATGAGAGGTTGCGGTTCTGCAAGTACAGCACCGTTACAGTGGCAGCACCTGCGGTAGCAGCAGTTCCTGTCTGGTTGTATGTCACAGTAACATCTACGTCAGTAGTACCAAC